AGGTACGCCATTAGAAGCTTTAAATAACACGCTAATTAATGTACCCTTTGGGGAAGATGATGCAGCTGAAGCTTGAGTTATTTTTTGATAACACTCCGATTTACAAAACTAATGGAGACCTCGATCAAGAGGCAATGCAGACTGGTGAACCTAGAGGCACATTTAAACGAGGTAATCCACACCCAACAGTAGAAGGTTTGTTTTATAAATATTGGGGAAACGGTAAAGAGTGTTGGGGTACTAAAGAACAAGTAAATAGAGTTAAGAGTAAAGCAGCTGAATGGTCTAAAAATAACCCAGAAACTGTAAAGCAAAGCCAAGCAAAAATTAGAAATACAGAACGCTATAAAGAAAAAGTAGCTACATGGCATAAAGAAAACCCTGAAGCTAGACGGAAGCATAGGAATAAATGGAATAGCTCTAAGAAAGGACAGCGTTGGGAAAAGAAACACAGAAAAGAAGCGTTAACTAAATACTGGAAATCTGATAGAGGTAGAGAAGTTAGTAGGATAAAAAGCGGTCTTAGAAGAGCTAGAAAGGCAGAAGCTAGTGACGGTATTACTGAACAAGAATATGGTGAGATACAACAAATCTATAAACACTGTGCACGAGTCTCTAACAAACTTCAGATACCTTTTCATGTAGATCACATTGTACCATTATCCAAAGGAGGGCTACACCACCCTATGAACCTACAGGTTGTACCTGCTAAATGGAATTTAAGAAAGAATAATAACAACACCGAGAGATGGCTACCAAACGGAATGTAGAAGTCCCACCACAACTAAAAGATTTCAGAAACTTCTTATACTTAGTATGGAAGCATTTGAATTTACCAGACCCCACAGAGCTACAGTACGACATCGCTGAGTACCTGCAAAACGGTCCTAAGCGGTCTGTCATCATGGCGTTTCGTGGTGTTGGAAAGAGTTGGATAACATCTGCTTTTGTAGTCCATCAGCTACTGCTTGACCCTTCTAAGAACATACTTGTTGTATCAGCCAGTAAGAATAGATCAGATGACTTCTCTACTTTTACCTTGCGAATTATTCAGGAGATTCCCATTTTACAAGGATTAAAGCCATCAGAGAACCAACGATTTAGTAAGATAGCATTTGATGTAGGACCCGCTCCCGCTTCTCACGCTCCCTCTGTTAAGTCACTTGGTATATCGTCACAGCTAACAGGGTCTCGTGCTGATATTATCGTAGCTGATGATGTGGAAGTAGCTAACAACTCCGCTACCCAAGGTATGAGAGATAAGCTGGATGAACAAGTAAAAGAGTTTGACGCTATCATAAAACCCCTGGACTCCTCCCGTATCATCTTTCTAGGTACTCCACAGTGTGAAGATAGTATCTATAACAAACTAAGAGAGAGAGGCTACAAGAGCCGTATATGGTCTTCTGAGTATCCTGGTGAGACTGAAGCTGTAAACAACTACGGAGGCGATCTAGCACCCCTTATAGCTGATAACATATCTCCTGAGACAGTGGGTACATCTACAGAACCTCTACGATTTACTGATCTCGACCTGGAAGAAAGAAAGATGTCGTACGGTCGTACCGGTTATGCTCTACAGTTCATGCTTAATCCAAAGCTGTCTGATGCTGACCGCTACCCATTAAAGATTAACGATCTTATAATAACAGATATTGATACAGATGTAGCTCCCGAAAAGATCGTCTGGTCAAGTGATCCTGATAACACAGATAGAGAACTACCTAATGTTGGACTTGCAGGAGATCGGTACAGACGACCCTCTTCCACTGTAGGAGATATGATACCGTATAGCGGTTCTGTACTATCTATTGACCCCTCTGGACGAGGTAAGGATGAGACAGGATATGCTGTAGTAAAGATGTTAAATGGATTGTTATATGTTCCCGATGCAGGTGGTATAAAAGGTGGATACGATGAGAAAACACTTAAAGAACTTGTAGCTATCGCTAAGGATAACAAAGTTAATAAGGTAGTCATAGAGAGCAACTTTGGAGACGGTATGTTTATGGAGCTTATCAAACCTTTGTTTCGTACTACTTACCCTGTTACTATAGAAGAGGTAAGACATAACAAACAAAAGGAGCTACGAATTGTTGACACCTTAGAACCGGTACTTAATAGTCACCGTCTAATCGTAGACCCAAAAGTTATAACATATGATTACAAGTCAGCTCTTAGCTATCCTATAGAACAACAAACTAGATATATGTTAATGTATCAGCTATCACGAATAACAAGAGATCGAGGTTCACTTGTACATGATGACCGTCTTGATGCTTTATCAATAGCAGTTGGTTATTGGACGCAGCAAATGGCTGCTGATGTAGACCAATCGATGATTGATAGAAAACAAGAACTTCTTCAAGAAGAACTCGATAAGTTCACTGATAGCTTTCATAAAAGAAGTAGTCGTTCTACAGCTTACCTCTGGTCGTAATTCATTAACACTCTAGGTTTATTTATAAACACACCTATCCTTAAAAGGGTCAGTTATAAGTGTCGTTATCAATAAGACCTTTAAGAGATGTTAGCGAAAGAACGAAGTATGAGCTAACTAAATAACAGGTGTATTGATCTGATAGTAGCTGTAGTATTTGTAATGGTTATCTTTGTTAAAAGGAGTAGTACAACAAGTATCAGCTATTGTAACTTTTGTATATTGCTACTGCTTATGACCTATCTAATTAAGGAGCAAGTGTCGTTTAGAAGTACGTCTAGACGGCTTATCTAAATCTCATTATTATAACAATCTCAAGCCGAAGGGACTTTGTAAAGACTAAAAGTTAAAAAGGTAGTATCTAAGCGGTAGACAGTAGGTGTCTCACAATAGTCTCAATAACATCTCGGAAGAAGATCGCTTTGCTCGACAATAGCTATACCTTTGTTATATTAATAACGATGAACATTAACGATCAAACAGACACCTTTCAATACGAGTTAGCTAAGTTAGTTTACAGGTTTAAAAGTGAATACGATCTTAACGATTATACAATAGCAGGATGCCTGGACTTCTGTAAGCTGTCAGTACTAACAGAAACAGATGATGTTATCTTTAACCCTGACTTAGCCACCGATGAAGAAGATACTGAAGAAGACAATAACATCACCTTCTGATAAAAGATTTAACGGAAAAATGCGAGGTATCGTTTTAGTTGAAAAAATCTGAGAGGCTTACGCTATATACGCGCGCGTTAATTACCCCCGCGTACCCGTAAGATTATTATATACCGGGGGGATAGTCTTCGCACAATATGTGTTATGTCTAATTAGACTTTGCGTAAAGCTGTGATATAGAGGGATTTACACTATTGCAACTAGATTGCATTTACAGCCTTACTATTTTTTTCGCAAATCAACAGGTAAACAGGGTGAATTGCGTCAAAGCTTGATCGATCAAAAGCTATCGTTGTTAGTGTATTTATGGATTTAATCTTGTTTATGTGTTTTTCTTTTTTCGCGTTCAATCACCGATCACAATCGTTCACACTTACCACTTGAAACGCTCACAATCGATCATAAGTGATCATTATAACATCGATCAGTTTGGCTAATACAACTCCACAAATGAAAATAATATTGGACATGACTTGACAGCTATGTAATGAGTAGGGGCATATGAATAAATCAAACTACCAATCGGCACTTGAAAGAATAGCTAAGGTCAAAGATATGGAAGCCTTAATGCGATTAGAGGAAAGCTTTGAGCGTCTCTATAAGCATGGAATCTTCACTGAGGATCAATTCCTCTGGCTAGATGCTTGCATGTGTCAAAAATCAAATATCCTTAGAGGATACGAATCACTCAAAAAATAACAAAACCATGACAGACATACTTAACTTAGAAGCGTTATCAACAGACGCATACATAAAACTCCAAAGACTCGATAAAACATTGGTAGGCACTCCAGATTATATTGGACTTGCTTACTTTTGGCATCGTGACTTTAGGTTTCATTTAAGAGATGCGAGCTATTCCAAACGGAGACGCATACATAACCACTGGCTTAAAGAAGGTCTTGACTTTGACAAACCATGCAATAAAGCGTGGGAAATAGTCCGAAAGATTACAGG